TTACCATAATTGATATCATTTATATTCCAAACTCTTTTGTTTGCATAATATTTCATTGATTCAACTAATGTTTTTTCAATCTGATTCATGAAGATATCAAAATTTTCAATTTTAAATTCTTGCTTAATTTTATTAATATATGCTTTACCATCACTCTCAGTTCCTTTCGAAAATAAAAAGGTTGATATGATTTTCTGTATATCAAAACTTTCAATGAATTTTTCAACATAATAAATTACATCATCTCTAAAGGTATCACCGTTGGTAAAAACACTATATCTTTTTTCTAAATCTTCATTTTTTTTGTTTGCTCTAATTGGTAAAACTCTGATTTCAGTTCTTGATGGTGCTATTTCGTGTATCCATAATTTATTAGAATCAAGAACCTCTTCACCCAATCTACGATTTAAAAGAGTAACTTGTGTTTTAAATATACCATTACTATATCCAGCTTCTCTAATAAGAGTTTCTAAATCTACAACGAATTCTGGTACATCTCCTTTTTTCTTAGTAAGAATGTTATCAGATATTAAAAAATATTTAGAAATATTTGCATCATCTAAATGAATATATCTCACAAGATTACCTGTATCACCTTGTGGTAACTTATTATCACTCACATCATAAAGTATAAACTCAATCATGTCAGAACAACCAAGACCAAAGTTAGCCTTTGATATTTCTTTTTGAAATATCTTTCTATCTTCTTTTTCAACAAGATAGCCTTTTCTTCCTTCTATATCTTTAAAATCTTTTATTGCCATAATATTTTAGTTTCCAGAACCACCACTTCTTAATTTTCTATAAAATCTTGCTTTCATATCAAATGTTGTATCTGCAATTGTTAGAACTATATCATCATCAAATACTCTTCTTCTTCCTTTTGGTGAAGATACCTTTCTAATTTTATTTGCATCTACAGTTACTTTACCTGGCGTAGAACCACTTCTTGGAGGTATAGTTCCACTCATAGGACTAAATCCAAACCATGGGGTTCCATGTCCACCTTGTGAACCTTTAGTTATAGCAAAAGAATATGTGACTTCTGAATCTTCTGTGAAATTGTATAATTCAAGAGTGTTTCCATTTGACCAACCAGAACTTTTTCTATTTGACCTAAAGTAAAATGTATGTCCTCCATCTAATTCTGCTTGGTCTTTAATTGCATCTTCTGGTATCTTCCAAGCATAATCTCCTTTTTGTTCATATGAATTTGGAGGGCCAGTTAAACTTGCAAGTATTGCTGCAGTTTCTTGTTGTGCATCTTCTTGTTCTTCTATTCTAACTAGAGTTTCTTTCTGTGCTTGTAATCCTCTTACTTGAGCTTCTAATGATACTCTTTCTATTGCTTCCTTTGTACCTTTAATAATTGCTTGTTGAAAATCACTTAGTAATGTAATGTATCTATCATTTGCTGCTTGTAATTGATTTTCTGCTGCAGCTTGTTGTAATTTTGCAGAATCAGCCTCTACTTCTAGTTGTTGAATAACTCCTTCTAATCTTGAAATTTCTGCAAGTGCATTGTTAAGTTTTTTTCTTAAATCAGCAATTTGTTCTAATGCATCTTCATATTTTTTTCTTAAATCATCGAATTTCGATTTAAGTATATAAGGTCCTCGTTTAGATTTTTTCTGTTTAATTAACTCATCAACCTTAACATCTACTGCCTTTTTTAATTCACTTTCATTATACTTTGGTTTTTCTACATAACCAGTAGATTCTCCACTAAATGAAGTTTGTTCTATATTTGGAGTATCATCAGATTCATTTAAATCAGATTTAAATCTTGGAGATATTTGTTTTCCTTTGATTGCTTCTTGACCGAATGGCTTTTTTGATTTGTTGTTTGTTGGTCTAACTTGCTTTCCATCAACTTTTTTGACAAGAATATTTCCAGCAGAAGTTCTTCTTTCTACCTTAGAACCTTTTTTTGTAAGTTCGTTAATTCTAAATTTATCAGTTAATCCCATATTACTTTTCTATGGTAAATGTCAAATCTTTATCTTCAAAGTATTCAATTACACCATCTCTATCTATTTTTATTTCAATATAATAATCTCTGTTATATTCCCAATTTGTCAAATTAAGTTTAAAATAATTTCCATTTGAATCACATGATAATTTTGTGTAATCTCCAAATGGTACTATTACTTCATCTGTAATTCTATCTTTTACTTGATAATAACTTGAATTTGGTAAGTAATAAACATCTGTATAAGCATATTCATTTGCATAAGTTTTAAGTGGGTATTTTTCTCTACCGAAAACTCTAATTTCTGGTTTGCTTCCAACTTTATATCTAGTTTTTAATCTTTTAAAGGTAATATGAATATCATCTGCAGTTAGTGCAGTTAATGAACCTGTTACAAATATAGAATCATCCCAACCAATTCTTACTTTAGGTTGGTATATTGTATTTGTTTCTCTTGAAAAGAATTTTAATTGACCGTAATCTACTGTATCATTTTCTTTACTTGAATCGTGTTTTAATATAAAACCCTCATTTGGTATAGAGCCACCAATCCACGATGATAATGATTGAGATACATCCATTATAATATCAGAAGATTCATCATTAAATACTTGTGATGCAACCGAACCAGTGTACCACATACCACCTTTACCATTATATGAACCTGAACTTTCAAGAGATGCAGAACCAACTAACCAATTAGTTGAAGTTTTTCGTGTGTTCCAAGAAACACCATCTGTTGTAATCGTATCAAATCGTGTACCAATTCCCACATCCCATGATTGAGAAACAGGATAAGCATAGAGTGTATATTCATTTGCAATTTCAGATGATTCACATTCTGTTAAAATCAATTCAGCTGAACTCATAGTCACTTCTCCAGTTGCAATAGATTGAGATAGTGGTGATGTATCAAATTTAATTAATGAACGAGATATATCCTTTAAATTACCATAATAGATTTTAGATATTTCTAATATCTCATCTCTACCAGCATTTTGAGTTGGTTGTTGTAGGTAAATTGTTGAATCTTTTGATGATGTTACGAAATAATACATTATACTACTCTCCCTCTTATATCTTTATTTGGAAACTTAACTTCAAATATTGATGGGTCTAATGATGGATAAACTATTTTACCTTTAGTTGCATCTGATATATTATATGAATTTTGTGAATAGTTTCCTAAACATTTGTTAATGATTTCACATTTTGGTACAGATTGAACTCCCTCTATACCTGCTATTAATAATTCTACTTCAGAAATATTGATTGGCATATTAAATGACCACTTATCAATATTAAAATAATTTCTTAGTTCAAGTTGAACTCGTGTAAGTACTTGTCTTTTATTATATCCGTTGTAAACTTTTATTTCAAATTCAACACCAATGTTAATAATAAATCCATTTAAAATATTAACACCATCGGTTAACATTCTATATTCACTTATATATGTTTTTAAATTTTCTTTAATAGCTCGATTTAATGTTGAAAGTTTTTTATCTGAATTATATCCTAAGACATATAAGTTAATTGCAAATGGATTGTTTTTTTCACTTACGGTTTTCTTTTTACTACCTAAATATTTTACAACTCTGTTTTTAATTTCTTGCTGAGATATATCTGAACCTTTTAGTTGGTCTACCAATCCTACAAATTCTTCTAATGAATCTTTATCTGTAAGGATAGAAGCCGGTGAGTTATTATCTAACTCTCCATCGGGTGCACAATATGCTTTTGCAATTCCACCAAATTTTGCTGGTAGTGATAATGCTCTTACTTGGTAATCTTTACGAGTTACTGCTCTATTCTGTGAGCCAAAGTTAGCTAATGCGTTTTGTTTAATTTCATCAGAGGTATCTGCTCCTTTACCACCAGTTCCAGATTCTTCGTTATCACATGCTATTGAATTTTTACATTGTTGTAGTAAACGTCTTTCTGCTTCTGTTGTAAATGTTTCTCTATCATCTTGAAAAGTTATGTTATCTATTTGTACTAATTCTCCAACACCAACATTAGAACCAACACCACCACCTATAATATAATCAATGGTAAACTCACCAGTTGGTGCTTGTCCATATGATGTTGTTTTCAAAAAGTTTGAAGGGTCAAAAGATGCTCCTAAATTATCAATAGAAGATTTTAATCCTAAACCAACATTTTTAAAACTTGGAATTAATTGTTCATCTGCAGAAGTTGAATTACCTGCACCAAAAACAAGAGTTGTCGTATTATCTGCATTTACTTTTGTTGTAAATCTTCTTGATGTTTTTAAAGTTTTTAAAATACTTGGTACACTATCTTTAAATTGTGCTAAATCTTTATCTGTTGCATCACTTGTTGCGTAGTCAGAAAAAACCATTTCTTGTGCTAGGTAAGGAACATGATACCATTTATTTCCATTGGAATCTCTTACATCTACAATATCTATTATATTATTTTCAACTAAAGGTAGTTTAGAAAATTGAGACGGGGATGAACTAAAGTTATGAGTTATACTTACCAATTGACCTGATATTGCATTTACAAATTTTTTAATTAAATAAAGAGTTGGTTCTCCATCATCATCTGTTCTATAAATTGAAATCTCTCTATCATCCTCAGATGCAAAATCTACCATTTCAGTACTTCTAAATTGTTGTCCTTGAGTTGTGGCAGTTACTGTCATTCCTTCAGGTATTCTTAAATAATATCTATCATCAGGTCTAACTTCAGTTGTACCTGCACCAATGACAGGAACTGTTTGATATACACTTAGTTTAACAATCGCTGGCGAAGTTACTTTTGGTTTATAACCTAAGTATTCAGCTAATGCTATTATGTTTTCTCTATCCTCTGCAGTTGTTATTAATGATTCTTTTAAAGTATCATCTGTATAATAAGAAAGTACATCTCCAATGTATGATGCCATTTCTATAAACATCATACCAGGCGATGCGTCATTAAAATATGAATAGGTTGTTGGAAAATACGTTTTTGCGTACTCAATTAAATTTTGTCTGAATTGGGTAAAATCTTTATTAAGATACTTAATTTTCCTACCACCGTTTGGATTTCTATCTATACTATTTAATGCCATGTTTTATTATCCCTCAACTAAAAATGTTATTTCTTGCGGCTCATATACATTACCAACTGTAAATTGAACTTTCATTTCTGCAATGTATCTATCTTTCATTTCATCAGTCATATTTACATCTATTGTATCTATGTTTATATATGGTAACCAAAAGTTTACACTATTTGTTATATTTTCTTGTAATCGTGTTTCAAGTTCATCTGTTGCTTGGTCAAATAATAACTCATGAATACCAGAACCAAAATTTGGTTGAAATAATCTTTCTCCCTTTCTTGTTAAAAGTAAATTTCTTAAATTACTTTTTGCCTGTTCAAATGAACTAAATGCTTGAGAAAAATAACCTGAATTACCGCGTTGTACAGGTAATGTAATCCCATATGCCTGATTTGAAAACTCCTCAGTATCGGTTACTACTTTTTTATCAAGAATATAAGCCATTATTCACTCCCTATCTAGTTTTAAATTTTTTTACAAGTTCAGAATTATCTCTATTTAATATTTTATCAAGACCAGGTAATCCTGTCTTAACTCCAAGTCCTGTTTTATTTGGTTTTGTTGCAACATCACCATATCCCATCTTGTGTGCCATCTGAGTTTTTAATCCACTAACACCAGCTCCTGCTCCTTGAGAAGTAAATGATACTGTTTTATCCATACTCTCTTGTATTGGTTCTTGTGGTGGTAAGTTATCTAATACCGATGCACCACTTCCTGGACCACTACTTCTTTGTTCTTTTGTAAAAGGAGTTGTCATATTTAAAACCTCGTTTATAGATTTGTTTTTAGAATATGTTTTCTTTTGTGTTGCTCTCTCTTGTTCTAACGCAAGTTCTACTTGTTCAAAAGGGTCTATGCCTTCAGTAACGACTTGCGTAGAGGGAGGAGCAACACCCCCCTTCACCTCTTTTAATCTTTTATTTACTTCCTCTGCCAATATCTTTGGAAAAGTTTTTGATAAAAATCTTTCTTGTTGTTTGGCAGTTTCTACCTCAACAAGAGTTTTTATTACTTTTATTAATTGTTTGTTGTTCATTTTGATTATGTTTATCTTAATATAAATATATTACTATTAATTTTCTGGTTACATACACTCGGGTGGGTTTACAAAACCTATAATATTTCCCTTACTCCATTTGGCTACTTTTCGATAACATCCACCACCATTATCAGCAAAAGCTGCTCCACCACTTGTGTTTCCTTCTATGGTTCCAACACCAATACCTGGAATAATACTTTCTACAATACCAATGTGAACCGCTCCTGGCTTTCTCCCACCTCTATATAAAATAGCAGCACCCTCTTTTGGTATTGAAGAAAAATAACCGTTTTCTTTACCCCACTCTAACCAACGATTACATAAGGCAGGACCTCCTGTTGAACTATAAGTAGGTAATTGTAATCCCGCATCTTTCCACCATTGACTCGTTGCACCTGCACACCAAAAATATCCTTTACCAGTTCTTGCAACATTTCCTTCATTATCTAACCCGGTCGTGTTTACCATTTCATCAATTCTACCAGAAGCATTTCTTTGTTCTCCTTTACCAAACCCACCATAGTTTCTGTTTTTATATTCACATATTCCTATATCACCTCTTGCAATTTCTACAACCCTTCTTCCACTTTCACATTTAAACTCTTCTGGTTTTAGTTCATCAATTTGTTTAAGTTCTTCTTCAGAATAATAAACAGGAGTAGAATCGTGTTTTCCAGTTGATATTATTTCTGTAGCTCTTGATACATACTCTTCTGCTGATTGTTTTGCTTGTGCTGATTGTGTAGTATCGTTTATAATATTTTCTGCATCTTGTTTTCCTTCTGTAAATTGTGCAATTTCTTTTTCAGTTAAAGTATCTGATGTATCGGTAACTTGTGAGTTTATTATTTCCTCAACTACTTGTATTAAATTTACAGGTGATTTGGTTGAAGGTGGAATTGTATAACCTTGTGCAAATAAAAAGCCAGGAGCCGGTGGTATAGCGGGACCAGGGTACATTGATAATGTGAAATAAATAAAATTTAAACTTGGTAAATGTATTAACATACCATTTATAAGGTTATCTAAAAATACATCACTATCATCAGTTGGGAAAATTGGACCAATTGGTTTCCAAGTTCCCGGTGAACTACAAAATGCATATACTGTATATAAGTTTCTTATTGCTCCAAATGCAGGCATTAGTGGTGGTACACCTGAAGATAATTGACAACCTGTCCAATAACCTGCTACTGCCTTTCCAATCTCATCTATAAAATTATGGTTACCTTCTTGTTTACCTAATGCATTTAAACATGCAACAGTTATTAACGAGTTCATTAATTTAGTATTACCTTTACTTACTTTAACTCCATTAATTGTTTGAAATCCACCTTTAACTGCTAAGTCATATTCCTCTGTTAACTTATCAGCGAAATCTTGATATGATTCTGCATTACCAGTAGCTAGTTTATCTGGCGTTTGCATCCATAAACTCATGTTTGTTTTGAATACTTGGAACGACATTGGTTATTCTGTATAGTTTTTTTCAGATAAGAAGTTTTCTAATCTATCACTTAAGTTTTGAAAATCGGTTCTATTATTTGGTCCTAACGCAGTTGGACCAGCTGGAGTAGAAAAAATTTGTTTATTTATTAACTCAATCATTTCTTGAAGTAATTCTAATAAAGTGGCTCCTTTAACAATTGGTTCTTCTTGGTTTAATGTGTTTAAATAAACCAATCCACTGTCATCTCCTAATAATTTTATATCATCTCCATTACTTTTTACTATAACATCACCACCAAAATTTAAAAGTGCACCACCTCCACCTTTTTCATCTTCATTTGCAGATGGATTAAAATTATCGATAGTAAATAACCCATCAGAAATAAATCCATAATTTCCTTTAGATAAAAATATCATTTCTCCTTCTTGTGAGGCAAGTGTTATTCTTGAACTTTTAATAAAGATATTATCACCAGTAAGTTCGGCAGGATATGTAGTTTCTTCAAATTCTCCACCATCAGTATATCCCCCACCAAATGAAAGTACTTCACTATTTAAAAAATCTTTTGAATATGGTAGTTTCTGTTCATTACTTGATAAAGCAATTATTGAACCATCATCTTTAAAATCTTCTAGTATTGGAGTTTTTTCTTTTAAATCTGCTGGAGTTGCCTG